ATGGCAACAAACAAGCGTGTTTTCACCTTGCGCCTATCTGATGAAGTCTTTGACAAGATCGGGGCGCTTGCAACCCGTGAACACCGATCCATTACCAATTACATTGAATTTGTTCTTCTGAAACACTTGGAAGAAGTGGAAAAGGCGGAAGGAACGATCAATGTCGATAATTCACCCAAAGGGGTATAACTGAAAATGTCTGTCCTGAAGCAAAAGAGAACCACAAGCAAGGCCGAGTTCATCAACACGGCCAATCAGATTTATGTTGAAACCCTGAACTTCCTGACCCGTCTTTCAGCCCGGTATTCCCGGTTGATTGCGGAGCCGGTGGCAAAGCTGGCCGGTGAGATCATCGACCATGCGGAGAAGGCCAATAGTATCTTTCCTTCGGACAACCAGCGCATTGAAATGAGGAAGGCCCATCTTCTTGAAGCACGGGCTTCCCTGATGGCGCTGGATGTTCGCTTGACCCATGTTTACCTGATTCTGAACCAGAACCCGGAAGGGGCCTTTACCACTTCCAAGGGGAACCCGGTGAAGTCACAGGATGCAATGGAAAAGCTGGATAAGATGGCCCAAAACTTGGGTGAACTGATCGACAAAGAAAACGAACTTCTGAAAGGGGCAATCAAAAATGTAACAGCAAAACAGAAATAATTTCCCATTAGGTGTGCAACTGATAATGAGCCTGTTGGCGGTGTGGTGGTGGCTTCGTTCCCCTAATTACAACAACAACAATAATTTCCAGAATGTCAACACGGATGGCAACAACAACAATAACAATGCCAATTACTGTGCTGGTGTGCGGCCCGGATTTTGCAAATATACACGGTCAAATGTAGTAACAGAAGGCAAACGGCTTTTCAGGTGAAAGACGACCGATGTAAAAGGAGTTGTACTTCCTTGGGTTTCAATCCCTAAAACTGCCCTTTGATGCCCTTACACGGACGCTTCTTGCATGGTGGGTGAATGTGCCTTATCCCATTTCATGTGTGAGGGCAAAGCAATTTAGACGGCACCCTACAAGATATTTGTACGAGGGGCGAATACTTTTATTATGACAAGCCAAGAACGGCATGAAGCAAGGTTCCAGCGCCGCAAAGCAAAGCGGTTGGAACGGAAACAGGCCCGGTGTAATAGCCTTGGGCCGATGAATAAAGTCTTTTCCTACCGGAAGATGTTCTTCTATGGGAAAAAGTGCTGTAACGGGGTGCGGTGGAAGCAAAGTGTTCAGAACTTTGAAGGCCACCTGTTTTCTGGTACGGCAACACGGCGGCGAACGGTATTGGAACAGCAATGGAAACCCAAAGCCTGTTCCCATTTCACCCTTCGGGAACGGGGCAAAATCCGCCCGATAGATGCCCCACACATTACGGATCGACAAATCCACAAAACCCTTTGCAATGAAGTTCTGATCCCGCTATATTCCCCGTCCATGATCTATGACAACGGGGCAAGCCAAAAGGGAAAGGGCCTTCATTGGCAGTTCAAGCGGATCAAACAACAGCTTGGATGGCATTACCGGCGCTATGGCCGGGAAGGTGCTGTGTTGCTGTTGGATTTGAAAGGGTTCTTCCCAAATGCTTCCCACGCCCTGTTATATCAGCGGCACCGGGAATTGATTTTGAATCCTGAACTTCAAAACTTGGCTGATACCATCATCCGGTTTTCCCCATGCCCGACACCGGGCCGGGGCTTGCCTTTGGGTGTGGAGCCTTCCCAACAGGAAATGGTGGCGTTACCAAGTAAAATTGACCAATGGATCAAGTGTCAGGCCCGTGTTCATTGCGCCGGTCATTACATGGATGATTACTATGCTTTCTTTCCCACGGTGGATGAAGCAAAGCTGATGGGCCATGAAATTGTAAGGCGATTTGAAGCCGCTGGAATCCGAGTGAACAAGCGTAAGTGTAAGGTGATCCCGCTTACAAAGCCATTCCGGTTCTGTAAAGCACGGTTCACCCTTACCGAAACCGGCAAGATCAAGGTGAATGGAAGCCGGGATGGAGTGAAACGGGCAAGGCGAAAGCTGAAGCTGTTTCACAAAGAGTTCAAAGAGGGAAAACGATCCTTCTTTGACATAGAACAATACATGGAGTGCCAAAGCGCCTATTACCGGAACTTCAACGATCATGGACGGTTGTTAAGGTTGCGGCGGCTTTACCATGCAATCTTTTTCGGAGGTGGACAATGTTTAGAATCATCAAAGCCGGGGCCGGTATCGGCCTGACCGAGAACCTGAACTACATCAAAAAAGCCGAAAATGGTTGCTATGTCCTTTGCCCGGAGCCTGACGCTTCGGGCATTGTTTTTGAGGGTGTAGCTTACCATTTGTTGGGCCGTGCCGCTATGGATGAACTGGAAACGGTGAGTTTGGAACAGACGGACGCAGGAAGCGAGATCACCAAGGCCACGGAAGCCGGTGGAATCGTCTTTGTAACCTTGGCGGAAGCCGGGAGCATTGACGCTGAAACGGCGGCGGAACACGCTGATTTGTTCGCTGAATGGGCTTTCCCTGTTGGCTACACGGTGGGGCAGATTCGCCGGTATAACGGAACCCTTTACAAGTGCGTTCAGGCCCATACTTCCCAAGCGGATTGGACACCGGACACGGCTTCCAGCCTGTGGAGCAAAACGAGTGATCCCGCTGAAGAATGGCCCGAATGGAGCCAACCGGTGGGAGCGCATGACGCTTATTCCAAGGGGGCAAAGGTGAGCCATAAGGAAAAGCATTGGATTTCCACGGTGGATTCCAATGTGTGGGAACCCGGTGTGTACGGGTGGGAGGAAAGCACGGATGGAGTATAAAACCTATGTTTGCCGTAAACGGGCAAGGTTCAAGGCGATTTGCGGACAAGTGAACATTCCGTATGGAACCACCCTGAATGGTCAGGGTGGTTTTTTGATCCTGAATGATCTTCCGGTGTGTTCGGCCACCAGCCAAAACGCCTATGACTTCTTCACACAGAATGATGATGGCATGGGGCAGGAACGGGGCGAACTGTTGAACCGGATCATTCCCAAGCTGGAAAAGCGTGATGCCGGGTATCAGGCCCGGTGGGGGAAGATTTGGGAAGATGCCCTTTGTCAGAAGTACAAGCGCCCGGATCAGGAAGAACATTGGATTTGGAACTTCGACTTCTATAACGGCCCCGTTGAAGATTTGCGCCACATTGCCGTCTTGATTGGGGCCTGACAGGAGGGGAAAGCCATGACAATTTATCAGGTGTTGTGCTTGATTGGTGTTCCCACCTTGATTTTGGCGGTATTCAAATACCTGTGGAGCCAAATCAAGCATAACACCGAGGATTCCAAGGCTTTGAAGGCCGGTATTCAGGCCCTTCTTCGGGCGCAGATGATCAGCGATTTCAATAAGTATTCCGAAAAAGGCTATGCCCCGATCTATGCACGGGATAATTTTGAAAATTGCTGGAAGCAGTATCATTCTTTGGGGGTGAATGGGGTGATGGACGATCTTCACAGAAAATTCTTGGAGTTGCCCACCGATCCCCCGGAGGAATGAGCAGACGAACCAAAAAGCCAAAGCGTGAGTTTTCCAAACTGATCTTGTATGTGGTGGGGGCCGTGACCGTTGGGGTTACGGCCTTCACCCTTATCATGGTTTGGAAAACTGAAAACCTTGAACCGCTGGCCTATTTGATCCCCGCCATATTTGCTGAATTGGCAACCGCAACCGGGTTTTACTATTCCAAAGCCAAAGCCGAAAACCGGATCAAACTTCGGAAGTTGTATGGCCCGGAAATCTATAACGATGCAAAGGAGATTTGAAACCATGCTGAACGCTGTTTTGAACAATCTGATCAATATTGGGTGGGCCATGCTGATCTTCCTGTGTGCGTACCTGTCCAATGTTGCTTTTTCCCTTTACTACAACATCAAGGTTTTGCTTCAGCCCTTCGACAGACAGAAAATGATCAATTCCGGGCTGAAGGTTGCCACCTTCGTTGTGGGCCTGACCTTGCTTTGTGTAGCAATCACCACCCTTCCGATTTATGCGGATCAGCTTGGGTGGGCAATCCCGGAAGAATACACAGAAATTTTTGCTGATTTGGTTATTGTGGGCGCTGTGCTGATGGTGTCTTGTAAGTATATCGCAGAAGCCTTCACCAAGTTCAGGGCCATTCTTCAGGTGAAAGGAGATACAGAAAATGAGTAATTCCCCCCTTGCAACCTATACCCGGATCACGAAAAACAAAACCAGCCCCCGGAACCATGCCATTGACACCATCACGATTCATTGTATCGTTGGGCAATGGACAGCAAAACAGGGGTGTGATTATTTCGCCACCACAAACCGGCAATGTTCCGCCAACTATGTTGTTGGTAAGGATGGTTCCATTGGCCTTTCCGTGGATGAAAAGGATCGTTCTTGGTGTTCCAGCAACGGCACCAATGACAACCGGGCAATCACCATTGAAGTTGCTTCCGACACCACCCACCCTTACGCCGTCACCGCCAAGGCTTATGCGGCCCTGTTGGATTTGGTAACGGATATTTGCAAGCGGAACGGGATCAAGAAGTTGGTGTGGAGTACGAACAAGAATGATCGTGTGAACCATCGGAACGGATGCAACATGACCGTTCATCGTGACTTCGCCAACAAAGCCTGTCCGGGGGAATATCTTTATTCCAGACACGGGGAGATTGCCGCAGAAGTCAATAGGAGGCTTCAGGGCGCTTCCGATGGTGGCGGGGTAGTAGTTACACCCCCGACCGCAGAAAAGCCCACAGGCGGCACCGCAGGGGCCACCGTGACCCCTTACCTTGTGCGGGTGAAGATCACCAACCTGAATATCCGTAAAGGCCCCGGCACAAACTACGGTGCAACCGGCTACATCCAGCCCGGTATTTATACCATCGTGGCCGAAAGCACCGGCAAAGGTGCGGCCAAGTGGGGCAAACTGAAAAGCGGTGCCGGGTGGATTTCCCTTGACTACGCCACCAAAACCTGACCATGAGAAAAGGCCCTTCCGGTTCAAGCTGGAAGGGCCTTTTTTGCGTGTTTCTACTATGTTACTAATAACCCCGATTTCACCGAACTTCAAAGGGCTGAAATGTTCAGTATTTGGGCGTTTCAGAGCGTTGCAGAGTAGAAAAATTTATGGTATCATGTCAACACTATCAATAAAAATATATGCTTTTTCTCCTGTTCCAATTATGTAAAAGACTACCGTGGCAGTTGCCCGACCCGGCACTATGTGCGGGCGGACGCTATCGAGCAGGTGGTAAAACTGGAGCTACAACGAATGGCGCAATTTCTGTGGGACGACGAGCCAATGTTCGCCGACCTTCTGGAACGAAAGTCCAACCAGGAAATCGCAGAGGAAAAGAAGCGCCTTGAGGGAGAGCTGCAAAAGGCACGGATGCGAACAGAAACCGTGTCCCGACTCTACAAAAAGGCCTTTGAAAAGAATGCGGAAGGGCTTCTTTCCGACGAGGGCTTCCTGCAAATTACCCACGAATACGATGTAGAGCAGCTTGCCTTGAAAGCGAAGATCCCACAGCTCCGGGAGCAAATTGCGGAGGCGGAACGGCAAGCGGCCAATAAGGACAAGTTTATCGCTGCCATCCGAAAGTTTATGCAGATGGACGAGCTGACCGCCCCGCTGCTGCGGGAGCTTATTGACCATATCGAGGTGTACGAAACGCAGGGCGTCGGAAAAAGTAGAACACAGCGCATCACAATTCACTACCGCTTTGTGGGGTACATCGACATCCCGGCAGTGCCTCTGACAAGCCATTATATCTCCGAAACAAGGCAGGGCGTGGCCGTGGAATATATCCCCGCATAACGAAGGAGAGCAGGCGAAATGCCTGCTCTCCAAAAGAAGCATAAAAAATCGAGTGTTCATAACATCAAATCCGTTATGAACACTCGATATGGTGCGCGGTACAGGACTCGAACCGACAAAAAGGCGTTTTGACTTGCCTCTTTCTGTGCCAATCAGTACCATAACATGGGAAAGTAATGCAAATTTCTTGCCATCTCATGTTGGAAAATTTTATCTCATATCAACGCAGTAAGGCTAAAAATAAGGCTAAATTTTAGCCGCTGTGCAGGACATATCCCACGATTCTATTGGGCCTTCTTATATGTTTTTCAAAAATATATATTGTTGTGCTTATGACCCTTCTTCCCCACCCCAAAGGTCTTTATGGCGCTTCAACGCACAAAGAAATATTCAACGACCGTTTTTCCCTCTCGCCTTTTCGATAGCGACATTGATCGTCACTCCGCGGGTGTAGGAGACTCTGCCGCTAAGCAGAAGCGCGGGCGGTATTTGCTGCCTCCGACAGTTTTCTGCTGCGTCCCATCGGTGTATTCGAAGTTTTGGCGTAGCCTACCCGCAGTTCATCAATGCTGATTCCACGAGCGGAGGCAAGCGCCGTTTCGTAGCTGAGTGTAAGTAGCCCTGTTGCCTCTAGAATGTTGGCACCACATCGACTACACGCCCCCTTTTCTTGCCCAGCTCTTTTGCCCACGAGCGGTTCAGGGAATTGACTGCGTTCTTGCTGGCGGCATAGACGCTTTGCCCTTCACTACCTTCCATGCCTCTTTCCGAGGCCATACTGACGATTACGCAGTTGGCTTGCTTTACCATGACTTGCGCCGCTACCTGTGCCCATGGAAACACACCCTTTGAGTTGCCATTCATCCACCTTTGCCGCATTCTTCACAAGATAGCGCAATATATTATTTCTGACAGATAGTGCAATGCAGGCTGTGAATTGTCACTTGTTAAGCGGGTGAAAAAATGCTATACTCTATGTGACATCACGATGGAGAGTGGGGATAATAGTGGAGCTGAAACAGTCGCATGTTTTATCGCAGAAGCTTGCGCTGACGCAGACGATGCGCCAGTCGTTGGACTGCCTCCAGCTTTCTGCACCGGAGCTATGTGAGTATGTGCAGGATGTGGCGCTTTCTAATCCATTGTTGGATGTGTGTATGCCGACCTACTATGAAACAGAGCTGCCAAACGAAGATATGCGATCTGAATACGAACAGATTGAGCTGCGCAGTGAGGAAACATGGCGTGATATGCCGAGAGGTTCTGGGAATGCACTGGATATTTCTGCCGTGCTGACACGGGAACTGACTTTCCGAGATTACCTCAACGAACAGATTGGGCAAATGCGCCTCGTAGATGATGGGATGCTGCAGCTGTGCCGTTTTCTCATTGACTGCCTCGATGGGCGCGGCTATCTTGATTGTCCGCTTGAAGAATTATCGAAGGAATTTGGTATTCCGTTTTTCTCCCTTGAGCAGGCACTATATGCCATACAAATGCTCGATCCGCCGGGCATCGGCGCACGCAGCCTCTCTGAGTGTCTGATTCTGCAGCTGGTGCAGAGCCGCTCATTAGACCCCCTGACAATAGGCATCGCTCGCAATGGTCTAGAGCAGTTAGGCAGACGAGATTATAAGGGGCTTGCAGCAATGTTGGGTGCCGGCGTAAGCGAGATAAAGCAGGCGAGCGCTAAGATTCTTGCGCTTGAACCGATTCCATCACGTAGCTTTGCCAGCAGCGAGCCGATAGCATACATCGTACCCGATGCGGCATTTTCTGTGGAACAGAGCAGGGTGACAATTGAGCTGAACAGGCGCGTTTTGCCCCGCCTTTCGGTCAACACCGAATACTCTGCGCTGCTTGCTACTTCCGATGACCCCAACGTGCAACAATATGTGCGTGAAAAACTTACAGAGGCAAACGCCATCATCAAGGGGGTTCATATGCGGTGCAATACGATCTTACGGTTGCTTACGCTGATTGCTACGGAGCAGCATGACTTCTTTTGCTCAGGTGGAACTCTTACGCCGGTCACGATGCAGCAGATGGCGGAAAAAATGGACATGAGCACATCTACGGTAAGCCGTACAATACAGAATAAATATATTCAGTATCGGGGCAGAATTGTCCCTCTTCGCAGCTTCTTCACGACTGCTATTCGCTCGGATGCTTCCGTTTCTTCCCAGGCCGTCAGGCAACGCATCCAAGACCTGATTAAGACAGAGAATCCAGAAGCACCACTTTCGGATGAGTCAGTGCGTATAGCGCTATCAGCGCTCGGCATTGAGGTCAGTCGACGTGCTGTTGCAAAATACCGCATGGCGCTGGATATCCCGCCTTCTTCTCAGCGAAAAAAACGTTGA